CGACCCCGATCTGCTGAACCAGGCGTGCGTTACCACGCTTATCCGCAAAGACGGCTTTAAGTTCTGGGGGCAGCGCACCTGCTCTGACGATCCGCTGTTCCTGTTTGAGAACTACACCCGCACCGCGCAGGTGCTGGCGGACACCATGGCCGAAGCGCACCTGTGGGCAATGGACAGGCCAATGACCCCGACGCTTATCAAAGACATGATTGCGGGCATCAACGCCAAACTACGCGAAATGAAAACCGCCGGTCTGATCATCGACGGCACCTGCTGGTACGACGCGGAGGCTAACACCGTCGAAACCCTGAAAGCGGGCAAGCTGTTCATTGATTACGACTATACGCCGGTGCCGCCGCTGGAGGATTTAACCCTGCGTCAGCGCATCACCGATCAGTACCTGGCGACGTTCGCCACGGCCATCAACAGCTAAGAGGCGCTAAACCATGGCACTGCCAAAGAAACTGAAATACCTGAACTTGTTTAACGATGGTCACAACTACGTCGGCGTGGTCAGCGCGCTGACGTTGCCAAAGCTGACACGCAAGCTGGAGAACTATCGCGGCGGCGGCATGAACGGTGCCGCGCCGATTGACTTCGGGCTGGACGACGACGCGCTGACGCTGGAATGGACGATGGGCGGGCTGGATACGCTGGTGCTCCAGCAGTGGGGGGCGGTTGACGCTACGCCGCTGCGCTTTGCCGGTTCCTTCCAGCAGGACGACACCGGCGAGACGCTCGCGGTGGAGGTCGTGATGCGCGGGCGTCACAAAGAGATTGATTTTGGCGAGTACAAACAGGGCGAAGACACCGAAACCAAAGTGTCCACCCAGTGCACCTATTTCAAGCTGAGCATCAACGGGCAGGACGTCATCGAGGTGGACACCGTGAACATGGTGGAAATCGTCAACGGCACCGACCGCCTGGCGGAGCACCGCAAAAACATCGGCCTGTAAACCCTGAGCGGCGCCGGTTCGCGGCGCTGCTATACCCCTTACGATTAAAGAGAATGTCATGAAACAGATTAATGAAGCCGCTATCGAAAACGAAAACGTCATTACCCTGGAAGAACCGATCACCCGTGGCGAGATGGTGATTAGCCAGGTTGAAATCATCAAACCAAACGCCGGTCATCTGCGCGGCATCGGCCTTGCCTCCTTGTCGAATGCGGACGTTGACGCGCTGGTGACGGTGCTGCCGCGCATCACGCTACCGATCCTCACCAAACAGGAGTGCAACGCGCTTTGCCTGCCCGACCTGATCGCGCTGGCGAGTAAGGTGGTCGGTTTTTTATCGCCGAAATCGGAACAGTAAAACTGCCCGCCTCTTTGATAGTTGACGACCTGATGGCTGACATTGCGGCGGTGTTTCACTGGCAGCCCTCGGAACTCTTTGCGATGTCGCTGACCGAGATTATCGGCTGGCGGCGTCGCGCGTTACTGCGTAGCGGAGCTGAAAGTGAGTAATTTACGATTGCAGGTGCTGCTGAACGCCGTGGATCGGGCGTCGCGCCCTTTCCGCTCGGTGGAAAAAGCCAGTAAGGCACTCAGCGGAAACATCCGCAACACGCAGGACACCCTGCGAAATCTCAACGCGCAGGCGTCGCAAATCGACGGCTTTCGCAAGGCGAGCGCGCAGCTGGCCGTCACCCGTGCCAGCCTGAAAAAAGCCAAAGAGGAAGCCAGCCGGCTGTCGCAGGCGTTTGCCAATACGGCGAACCCGACGGCTAAGCAGACGCGGCTGATGGAGGCAGCGAAGCGCGCCGCCAGCGAGTTACAGGCCAAAGAAAACAGCCTGCGCAACTCCGTGCAGCGGCAGCGCGGCGCGCTGGAGTCGGCGGGGATTTCCACGCGGAACCTCGCCGCCGAGCAGCGCCGGTTACGAGCCAGCTCGCAGGAGGCGAACGCCACGCTTGCCCGTCAGCGGGAGGAGCTGGCACGGCTGAACCGGCAGCAGCAGCGGCGGGACAACAGCCGCAGGCGTTTTCAGGCAACCCAGCGCGCAGGCGACACTATCCGAAATAACGGCGCGGTAGCGATGGGCGTGGGTTCGGCGGCGCTGTATGCAGAGGGGAAATTTATCGCCCCAGGCATCACTTTTGATAAAGAGATGTCCGGCACACAGGCGATCCTCGGGCTGGATAAAACCGACAAAAAGCTGGCGGCTATCCGGCAGCAGGCGCGCGATATCGGCGGAAGTACGGCATTTTCTCCGATGGACGTTGCGCGCACGCAGGGCGTACTTGCCCGCTCCGGCTATAACGCCGACTCCATTCTCAGCTCAACCGAATCCACGGTGAACCTGTCGCTGGCTTCGGGGATTGATATCGCCGACGCCGCCGACATCGTCACTAACATGCAGTCGGCGTTCAACATCCCGATGGATCAGATTAAGCGCGTCTCTGACGTGATGACCAAAGGGTTTACCAGCTCGAACACCAACCTGATTGAGCTGGGCGAAGCGATGAAATACGTGGCACCTATCGCCCAGGCGGCGGGTGCCAGTATCGAAGACACCACCGCGATGCTCGGCGTGCTGGCGGATAACGGCATCAAAGGCAGCATGGCGGGCACCGGTGCCAGCGCGATGTTTAGCCGGTTGCAGGCACCGACGGGGCAGTCACCGGCGGCGCTGAAGGAGCTGGGGATCAGCACGCGGGATAATAAAGGCAACATGCTGCCTATTCAGAAAATCCTTACCGACATCAACGCCTCATTCAAAAGGAACAAGCTCGGGACGGCGCAGCAGGCCGAATACCTGAAAGTGATCTTCGGTGAAGAGGCGATGAAAGGCGCGGTGAAGCTGGTGGAGGCCGCAGGCAACGGCAGGCTGACCGAAAAGAAAACCGCGCTGGAAAACTCGCAGGGATCGGCGGCGTCGGTCGCGAAGGTGCAGACCGATAACCTCGACGGCGACCTGAAAAACATGCAGTCCGCGTTTGAGGATTTGCAGATCGAGACCTTTGATAAACAGGACTCCAGCCTGCGAAAGCTGACGCAATCCGCGACTGACTGGCTCGGCAACGTGGGCAAATGGGTGAAGGCCAACCCGAAGCTGACCGGCACCATCGTTAAGTCAGCGCTGGCGGTGACGAGCCTGGTTGTCGGCCTCGGCGTGCTGGGCGTGGTGGTCGGTCCGGTCGTGAAAGGTCTGGGCTATATCGGCATGGCACTGAAAGGCGTGGGCACCGCGCTGCTGTGGATGGGACGCGCCGCGATGGCAAACCCGCTGCTGGCCGTGGTCGCACTGATCGCGATGGCGGCGATTTATATCTGGGCGAACTGGAGCACGCTGGAGCCGAAGTTTAAAAAGATGTGGGACGCGATTGCCGCCTGGACGACCGAAGCCTGGGCAACCATCACCGACTGGCTGACCGGCACCTGGAACAGCATCGTTGCCGGTGTGCAGGGATTATCGGATAAGTTCGCAGCGGTCTGGACAGGCATTAAAGACGGGGCAAAAGCGGGGTTTGCGGCCTATATCAATTTCCTCAAGTCTTTTGGGCAGAAGATTTTCGACGTGGTGAAAAGCCTGCCAGGCAAATTTAAAGAGGCGGGCAGCAATATGATCACCGCGCTGATGGACGGAATTGCCGCGAAGTGGCAGGCGCTGAAAGACAAGCTTTCCAGCATGACCGATTTCCTGCCGGACTGGATGAAATCGGACGGCGATAAAACCATTTCGGTGAGCGTCAGCAATAGCCTGCCGAAACCGGCGGAGGGGCTTTCTACGTCTGCGCTGCCTGCGCCGATACTGCCGAAACCTGCGGGCGGTCTGAACACCGCACAACCTTACGGCACCGGCGGTGCGGCATACAGCTACGCGGGCATGTTCGACAAAGGCGGAGACATTGCCGCCGGTGAGGTCGGCATTGTGGGAGAGAACGGCGCGGAGCTGGTACGTGGTCCGGTGAGCGTCACGGGGCGTCGGGATACGTCGGCGCTGATACGTAATCAGGCTCCTGCTGCCGCTCCTACCTTCAACGTCTACGCTGCGCCCGGACAAAGCGCGAAGGACGTCGCCGCCGAGGCAATGCGTTTATTTGAAGATTACATGCGCCGCCAGCGTTCTGCGGCGCGCAGCTCAATGAATTACGGCTAAGGAGGTTTCTATGATGCTGGCTTTGGGGATGTTCGTGTTTATGCTGCAAACGTTGCCGTATCAGAGTTTGCAACGCTCGGCGGAATACCGCTGGCCGACCAATGACCGGATCGGCCTGCGCGCCGCGCCGCAGTTTCTCGGGCAAGGGGATGAAAAAATCACCCTGACCGGCACGCTGCTGCCGGAAATCACCGGCGGCAGGCTGAGCCTGGACGCACTGCGCCTGATGGCGGATCAAGGCCGCGCCTGGTCGCTGATTGGCGGCAACGGTGCGATTTACGGGATGTTCGTGGTGGAAAGCCTCAGTGATGAACATTCAGAGTTTTTCGCTAACGGTGCCGCCCGCAAAATTGAGTTTACGCTGAGCCTCAAGCGGGTGGACGAAAGCCTGACCGCCATGTTCGGCGATATTAAAACTCAGGCCGACGGCCTTCTGGATCAGGCGGGCGGCATTGCTAGCAATGCGCAGAAGTATGCAGGCGGGCTGATGTCATGATGTCCACGATCGCAATGGATAACGGCGCACAGATTGGCCGGACTACATGGTTAAACTCGCCGGTTCAGATATCACCACGGATATCAGCAGGCGACTTATTTCGCTGTCGCTAACCGACAACCGCGGCTTTGAGGCTGACCAGCTCGACATCGAACTGGACGACGCGGACGGGCTGATGCAGTTGCCTCCGCGCGGCGCGGTGCTGAGCGTCTTTCTGGGCTGGAAAGGTCAGGCGCTGTTCCATAAGGGGGAGTTTACGGTGGACGAAGTGGAGTATCGGGGCGCGCCGGATACGCTGACGCTGCGCGCCCGCCGCGCCGCCTATCGCGGCAGCCTAAATTCCCGCCGCGATAACTCCTATCACGACACAACGCTGGAGGCGATAGTCTCCGCCGTCGCGGCGCGAAACAGTCTTGAGCCCGCCGTCGCCGAGTCGCTCAAGGGTGTGAAGGTTTCGCACATCGACCAGACGCAGGAAACCGACGCGGCTTTTATCACCCGTCTGGCCGAGCTGAACGGCGGGGTTGTCGCCATCAAGGCCGGTAAACTGATTTTTATTAAGCCAGGCTCAGCCCTCACCGCCAGTGGCAAGCCGATCCCACAAATGACGCTGACCCGCAGCGACGGCGACGGCCATACGTTCAATATTGCTGACCGTGATGCTTACACCGGCGTATCAGCAACCTGGCTGCATACCAAAGAACCAAAGCCCAAAAGGGTAAAGGTACAGCGGAAGAAAAAAGAAAAGCACCTGCGCGCCCTGCAACATCCGGCGGCCAAAAAGACCACGGCCAAAGTACAAAAAGCGCCGGAGGCGAAAGAAGGCGAATATCTGGCGGGCAGTGATGAAAACGTGTTTGCGCTGACGACGGTCTACGCCACGCAGAAGGCCGCCATGCGGGCAGCACAGGCCAAATGGGACAAGCTACAGCGTGGCGTCGCACAGTTTTCTATCTCACTGGCTCGCGGACGTGCCGACCTGTTCCCCGAAACCCCGCTTGCGGTGTCAGGCTTTAAAGCAGTGATCGACGCGCAGCCATGGATAATCAGCAAGGTCACGCACAGCCTGAACAATGGCGGCTATACGACCGGGTTGGAACTGGAGGTATTGTTGTCAGATGTGAGTTATGAGGCATCGGAAAGTGGCGAGGCGTATTAGCGCCTCGTTCTTTTTTCAAGATTTTGGTGTAAACACCCACTCACCTGGTGAAGAGTATTCGGTACCATCATCATCCATAACTTTCGCATTTAGAAGTTTTGCGACTTCAAGCATTTTCAAATACAAGGCTGTATCAGGCCATTTCGTTGAGATATTGCCATTACACCACTCAAGCCATGATTCTGGATAAGCGCTTTCACCAGACCATAATGCAAAGAACTCACCACTTGGCTCATAAATGGAAAACTCAGGATCGGTATTAACAACATTCAACCATTCTTCGCTGGAAATCTGACTATCTTCATTATCAGCCCAGAACTCAGCACGTGTGATATGAAATTCGACGCCCACTGCAACCTCTTTGTTTAATGTAAAACACTGTAATAGCGAGTGTATGATTTTCGAAATAACATACAATGATTGAATCTGATTTAAATGATTATATGGTGATTATTATGATGCATTGCCCCAAATGCCAGCACGCAGCTCACGCCCGTTCAAGCCGTTACCTCAGCACCAATACCAAAGAGCGTTATCACCAGTGTCAGAATATCAATTGCAGTTGCACGTTCAAAACTCATGAAACGATCGCCGATATTATTGTTGAGCCAGGAACCGTCCATGCCGTGCTGCTGCATCCGGATAAACATAGTCAGCAGTCGTTGCAAATGCACTGAGACGAAGCCCGCGAAAGCGGGTTTTTACTTTCATAGATTCAGTGAATTAATCCCCTTACATGTATACGACTGACTAAATCAAACATTTACACTGTTTTTATATACAGTAAAATTCACATTCTCAAAAAGGAGGATGTGATGAGTGTAAGAAAGCTGTCTACCGGTAAATGGTTATGTGAGTGCTACCCGAACGGGAGTGGAGGTAAGCGATGCCGCAGGCAGTTTGATACCAAAGGTGAAGCCGTTTCCTTTGAGACTTACACTATGGATCAGGCAAAGAACAAACCGTGGTTGGGTGAGAAGGAAGACCGGCGGAAGCTGAGCGAACTGGTCGATCTCTGGTACAGCCTGCACGGCTGCTCTCTGAATGATAAAAAGGGACGGTTGGGCAAACTGAAGATTATCAGCGCGGGCATGGGTGACCCGATAGCCAGTACCATAACGCCGAAAGACTGGGCGCATTATCGCGATCAGCGGCTGCGCGGTGAGATTGATAACGGCTACAGTACCAGTCTGGCGACCCGTAAGGTTTCGACCGGCACTGTGAACTGTGAGCACGCTTTTCTGCGGGCGGTGTTCAATGAGCTGAAACGCCTGGGAGAATGGTCGCTGCCAAACCCTCTCGAGAATATCCGCGAGTTTGATCAGCCGGAACGCGAGATGGCATGGCTGAACCAGGAACAAATTCTGCGGCTCATGGCCGCCTGTGAAGAGCATGGGAATGATGAATTAACGCTGATCGTTAAACTCTGCCTTTCGACCGGCGCACGGTGGAACGAGGCCGCCAAAATCAAAAGCTCGCAGATCTCCCCGTACAAACTCACCTTCATCAATACCAAAGGTAAAAAGAATCGTACCGTTCCCCTCGCCCGCCCGCTGTATGACGAATTGATCGCCCGCGAAGGCGTGCCCTTCTCGCCCTGCTATAAGCAGTTCTATAGGGTGATCAGGCTGGCGGGCATCGAACTGCCAGAAGGTCAGATGACGCACGTTCTAAGGCAC